GGTGATATTGTTTTACAGTGGCATATCCAAGAACCAGAACGGCAGAGGCTGGAAGAATTAATCGCTCAATTTGTGGAGGGATTCAAAGATGAAGTCTCGGGAATACACGCTCCCATTAACCCGCCCCAAGGCATTGATGACGATTATATGGTTAGCTACATTATTGGGGATCATCATCTTGGGATGCTTGCTCACCATTCTGAAACGATGGGCGAGGACTATGATGTCAAGATTTCGCAACGACTCTTAGAAAATGCAGTTGATCGGCTGGTCAGTGTAGCGCCAGCGGGTAAGGTCGGTGTGCTTGTGAACCTTGGCGACTTCATGCACGTCAACGACTCTACCAGCTCAACCCCTAACAGCAAGAATCTCCTCGACAGCGATGGTCGATACTCCAAGACCATCAGGGCTGCAAGCAATGTCATAAAGCGTACCGTTTTGCGTATGCTTGAGAAACATGCCGAGGTCTGGCTTGTGAATGTTCGCGGGAACCATGATCCAGATGCTGCGTTGTGGTTGAATGAGGTTATGCGCCTGTACTTTGAGGACGATCCGCGTGTTCACGTATTCGATAACGCCTCTAAGTTTATCTGGTGGCAGTGGGGTAAGAATCTAGTCGTGACCCATCACGGTGATCGGATTAAAATGTCCAATCTTCACGGGTCAATCGTGTCAAATCTCAGGCAAGAATGGGGGCAAGCGGAGCACACTTTTGTATGGACGGGTCACATTCATCACAAGAACCAAGAGGAATATGGCGGCGCATTGTTCGAAAGCTGGAACATCCTCGCACCCGCCGATGCCTGGCACGCTGGCTCTGGCTATGCCAGTTCTCGAAGTATGACATGCGTGATTCTTCACAAAGACTTCGGGGAAGAAGGCAGGTTAAAGGTGAACGTGGAGCGGATTAAATGAGCGCATTTGATGAGCAGATAGGCGGCAACCACTACAAGCTGATGATGATCCAGCCAACGGAATACATATTAGCGAACAATTTGGGATGGTGTGAAGCCAATGTTGTGAAGTACATCAGCCGGTGGCGGTCTAAGGGTGGGGTCGATGACTTGCGTAAGGTGGTGCATTACACTCAGATCTTGATCGAGCGTGAGTTGAATGAAAAGACGGCCTCAAAGGATGAACCCAAGAAACCGTCTTGGTAGATTACAGTAGGATTGCCCCGATTACATAGCCAAACAGGAAGGCCACGAGTATCGCCCCGCCTGTGAAGCGTGGCACCATTAGTTTATCAAGTTGTTTCTTGATCATTTCTTGCCCTCGATTTGTTGTAGTTTGTCCAGCATTTTAAGAACGTCTAGCAACACGGTCTGTTCGTATTGATCGACCTCGGGCTGGCAGTAAGTCTCGCGCACTTTGACTAGGGTCATCCATGCGGTTAACAGTTCGGTTCGGGTTGGTTTCATGTGTTGCCCTCTAGTTTTGTGATAATACGTTTAGCGGCTGGCCAATTTATTTTAAAACGGTTAGCGATGCGGTTTGCGCTCCACCCTATCGCCCTACGCTTGGCCACCTCGGATTCTAACTCGGCCATCGATGAGCAATTGCCCGTTGATGGTTTAGGCCCTCTTTTCATTGGCCTAGTTGATTGGGGATGGCGCTGCCAGGTCATCTTACGCCCTCGCAGTCGGGTTTCAAGTTGTCATAGTCCGGCCAGTACCCTAGACAGACGTTATATCGGTACTCTTTGGACATGGTGACCTCGTGGTCATAGTCCCAACTTGAGACCCATAGCAAGGCCGCGACAACTGCCACGGCTATGCTGATTTTTGTTAATCGGTTCATATTATTACCTCAATGTCTACGTTGCATATTTGGCCTACTATGCCCTCGAAGTCAGAGCGGCCATGATAAGGCTCTGATATGTGGCCTATATGCCACGCGGTGCCCTCCCCGTGTGTTTCATTGAGCCATTCTTTCAGGTTGTCAACGAATGCCTCCTCGTCGTCCTGTACGCCTGCATAGTCGGTATACCGTAGCGGCGCTATGGCAAAGGCTGGGACGCGGTAAGTGTACGTTTCAAAATCGCAAAGTGTAAAAAGTGTTGGCATAATATAATCCCCTCGGATTGGTTAAGGGCCCGAAGGCCCGTTGTGTTAGGATAAGTTTTAATCTTCGGTCAATTGTTCGTAAACTTCGCGCCAATTGACCTGAGACAACGCTTCAAGAAGCATACCCTGTCTAAAGAAATGATCACCGCTTTGTGGTTGTCCTGCTACTTTTGGGAACATGATCTCATCAACCATGTCTTTAAGCTCAATACAGGCGTCATACGAATCGCCGCAGCGTTCTAGTATTTCCTGCGCTTGGTTGTAATATTCTTGTGTATTGACAATGTATAAAACGATTGTGTCGGTTGCTAAACTCATGTGTTACTCCTTGCTGTTTTGGGTTTCGGCCTAATGGCCTCGTCAGTACCAGTCCCTAACTGGTAGACCCGAAGGCCCGTTGTGTTAGGCGCTTCGTGATAAACGATATTCTTGGACAAAATCAGCAACGCTGCCATTCCAAAAAGTTTCAAATTTATCGGTAAAGTTGACGCGTTTTTGAGCAATAAGGCGGGTGCCTTCGACTGTGTAACGGTACTCAGTGTCGCCGTGGATTTCGTGCGAAGCGGTCATCTCGGCTCTAATGTTCGACCGAATAAAAGCGTTGATGTTTAAAATTGTTGAGGTGCCATAAAAGTATTCTGCCGCACCTTCGGGGTAGCCGTCGTGATGAATGTAAGCCGTATGAGTGCCTGACCATTCGCTGATAAATTGATAAGTTGCTCGTGTTGACATATGTGTATTTCCTTGCTGATTAAGTTATAATTGATGCCACTGGTTACAGACGATCGCATATACCGAAAAAGATGTCAACTCTTTTTTTATGCTCATAATTTAACAGGGTGAAACATGCCTGATATGCGCCATAAGTTAGACAAGAAAACTGCTGATAGGCATTTCCCTAATTGGTCACATGGTGGTAAAGGTGATCATGCTAGAAAGACTACTGTAGAGAGTCGGGCTCGATACTCGGCCAACTGGGACAAGATCTTTGGTAAGGATAAACACCATGGGAACAACAGCAGCACATAAGAACAGAGCAATCCGACAGGAAGCACTGAGAGAGCAATTATCTAATCAGGGTCATGTTCAACATGTTACTGAAATTGCACAAAAATTGACCAATCTTGAAGGTGAATTGGATCCTGTTCAGGTGCAACGATTGAAAGCTGCGGCTGATATCAAGTTGAAGTTGATCGGGAAATATCTAGGTGACGTTAAGGCTGTGGAGATTTCAGGGGCTGATGGTGGCGATTTAGTGATTCAGGTCTCAGACTTCAAGAACGCTTAACCTGGACATCCATACAGTACTGTACATTTATCCAGGAGAGGGCCGTTTTGCCTGAGATATCGATCCCACATGAATGGGAGCCACGACCGCATCAGCTGCCATTCTTTAAGGCCATGGATTCAGGGGCCAAGCGTGCCTGTATCGTGTGGCATCGTAGAGCCGGTAAGGGTGCCGCAACTCTAAACTTTACTGCCAAAGAAATGTTTAAGCGGGTCGGAACGTACTGGCATCTGTTCCCAGTGCAAACACAGGCCCGTAAAGCCATTTGGAGCGGTATAGACAGCGAAGGCAGGCCCATCCTAAGCCAAGTATTCCCCGAAGCCATACGCAAGCGCACAAGCTCTCAAGAGATGCTGATAGAGCTGGTGAACGGGTCAACGTGGCAGCTCACCGGCAGCGATAACTACAACAACCTAGTCGGATCCAATCCGGTCGGAGTGATCTTCGATGAGTGGTCATTGTGTGATCCGAACGCATGGGGATATATCAGGCCGATCCTTGCTGAGAATGGTGGTTGGGCTGTATTCATCTACACGCCACGGGGAAAGAATCACGGACACAGTCTCTACCAGATGGCCAAGAAGTCCAATGAGTGGTTCTGCCAGAATCTAACCATCAACGACACCAAACGGGCCGATGGCTCACCGGTCATAT